AAATTATCAAAAAACCCCCATAAGACTTCGATATACATAAGGTTCGCTGATAAATACTCCCAACTGCTTGACGGTTACCGTCAGAAACCCTATACTGTATTCAGTTCAGTCAATCACTCAAATCCTCATGGTTTCCTATCAGATGGCACAGAAGCGTCGAGTAAGAATTACTCTGGATATGGAGGTCTTAAGTGACTTCAATCCCCGTGAAATCGACTTCGAAAAGGTATTCAAACTAGAACCCACAGAGAAGGTGGAAGCATACATCGAAGACATGGATATTGACTGGTGACAGCATACCTAACTCATAAGGTCTGAAAGCGTCTGAGAGTGCTCTACAATCGCCTGTAAGGGCACTCTAACTCTTTCTAGGTTATCTTACACCTAAGGCGAAACAATTAAAATTACTCACTTTGAGATTGCCACTATGGTGTAAGGGTCACCGAGACCTCCACTAAATCACTCAAATGCCTGCTACTCTCGCAACTGAAACCTACAACGGTTGGGCAAATTACGAGACCTGGAATGTTTCTCTCTGGATTCAGAATGATGAGGGTCTTTATACTCTTGCATACGAATCTGGTTCTTATGAGAACTTTTTGAGTGTACTCGAAGAGTTGAACATTGTGGCAACTCCTGATGGGGTAAGGTATGCTGACCCTGAAGTGAACGTTACAGAAATCAACGAAGAAGTGTTTGATTTCTGATACTTAAGGAGGTGGCAATTAAAGTTACTCACTTTGAGATTGCCACTATAGTGTAGGGGTCACTCAAACCCCCTCAAAACCAAATTCTTTATTCTTTAAAATGCAAATCACCTCTTCCGCTATCAACAACATCTCCTTCACTGACGATAAGGTCACTGTGACCTTTAAGGGTGACCGGGATTATACCTACACCTGCCACGATGTTGCTGGTTTCCAGAATGACCTCAACGATGTAATCTCCGAGGGCGAATCTGTGGGTCGTTTCGTAAACACTGCGATTCGCGCTCAGTTGCTCCAAGCGGTCTGAGATTGCAGGGGGGTTCTTTATACTTAAGGACTCCCCAATTAAAATTACTCACTTTGAGATTGCCACTATAGTGTAGGGGTCACCCACCCACTACACTCACCACCAAAGAGTTTGTTATGCGCAACTTCAAAATTGGCATCATGACTGAAGACCAAACCTGGAAGGTTCTTGCTAGTTTCTCTACTTATGAAAAGGCAGATGATGCCCTCGATAAGTATTGCGACCGCCACCCAAATGCCTGGGTTGATATTCTCGACGGTGCTCTAACTCCTGTCGATTGAGTATAGAGAATGGGATGCGCTCTAAAGACACCCAAACCGTCCACTCTGATTCTTTACTTTTTTCGTCATGCAATTCGCTATCTCCAACAGCACCGCTATCGAGAACATCGCTCTGGAAGATAACACTGCCACCCTCACCTTTACTGGTGGTCGTGCTTATAATTACACCGTCAACGATGTTACCGCTTTCGTAACTTCGCTCTCTAAGGTTATCGAAAGCGGTGAAAGTGTGGGTCGATTCGTGAACACCGCGATTCGTAATGAGACCCTGATGCCTATCGTTGCTGCCTGATAATTGCGGGGGCATTCGTGATACACAGTGCCCCTTCAATTCTCATCACATAAGACCACCAGTTCACTACACTTTTCTTTCGTGATTATGTCCGATTCGATGATGGTTTCCCTGCTGCGTAAGGGTCAGACAGGCGACCAAATTCTCCAGATTCTTGATACTCTCGTCGAGGATATTACGCAGGCAAACATTCAGGATTGCGCCGAACATTATGCCGCAATCTCTATGCCAACTCTGGAGGAAGTAGAGTTCTAATCTAACTCTTACTCGTGCGTCCTTATGTTATTCGTAGCGGGCGCACGAGTTTCTTATACAACTCTCGAAACGGTTAGGTATTCGTTATTCGGGCAATCGCAGTTTGTTCGTTATTTCTTATACCGTGCAATCGTTAGTTTATTCTTTACATTTAACTAAGTATAAAGAATAAAACAAGGATTTGTTCGTTATTCTTATCAGCACGAATAACCGATTTATTCGTTATTCGTATCAGCAGTAATTACGATTTATTGTTTATTATAATAAGCGGGCGTGCCCCGTTATAAGAATCGCTAACTACCCTAACCTACAGAGGTGACAAAACGCGAGAGAACTATAAGGACAAAAAAAATTTTCCGTGGGATTATAAGGACTCTCAAAGTTTTTATAAGGTCTAAAAAAATTCCGCGAAAAATTTATAAGATTCTAAGGTCGCGCAACAAAAAAACTCCGAGGAAATATGAGACGTTCAAAGAATTATAGAAATGTTCCGTACTGGAATTTCTGGAGGGTAGTTTTTGCGGGGTGGATAATTAGGTATCCGAAATTTTTTCTAAGACTCTTAGGTATTCCGTGTGGTATTATAATAGTCGTCATATATAATGCGGTTACGAAATAAGAGTGACTGAAAAAATTTTCGGAAAAAAATTTATATGTCAAAAGTTTATCACATATATGCAAAGAAGCGTTGTATTATGCACAATATATCTGAGATGGAGTTTAAGACTGTGTGGACAACACTCAATAATATGGTAGACTTATTGAATTCAGATTATGAGTTAGAGGATTTAAGTTATGAGGAACTAGATGTAAATTCCGAGAATTGGAAGGAAGCGTCTCATTGACAGAAAATAAATAGAACGATAGAATTGAACTGAGGTTTTATTAATCAAATGGCAAAAGGATTCACTGTAAAAGCAAAAGCACCAGTAAAGAATGAAGGTCCTGAATGGGACTATGATGCAATTAAGGAACGGATGCGAGGGAAGAGTATTGTATTTTGTCTTCCAGGTCGTGGATGTTCATTTACATTTCTCAAGAGTTTTGTACAACTTGCATTTGACTTAGTGCAGAACGGGATGAATATTCAGATTTCTCAGGATTATTCATCAATGGTTAACTTTGCACGTTGTAAGTGTCTTGGAGCGAATGTTCTAAGGGGACCAAAGCAGATTCCATGGGATGGTAAATTGAAGTATGATTATCAACTTTGGATTGATAGTGATATTGTTTTCAATACTGAGAAGTTTTGGCAACTATGTGATCTAGCACTTCCTGAAGAGGGGGAGGAAAAGGAGATTACTGCAGGATGGTATTGTACTGAAGATGGACGTACAACATCAGTTGCACACTGGCTAGAGGAAGAAGAGTTTCGTAGCAATGGTGGTGTAATGAATCATGAGATGGTTGATGGTATTACCAAGCGTCGTAAGCCATTTACTGTAGATTATACTGGATTTGGATGGGTACTGATTAAGAATGGAGTTTTTGAGAATCTAGAGTATCCATGGTTTGCACCGAAGATGCAAGTATTTGAATCTGGTGCCGTGCAGGATATGTGTGGAGAGGATGTTTCATTCTGTCTAGATGCAAAAGAGGCAGGATTTGAGATTTGGTGCGATCCTCGTATTCGTGTTGGACATGAAAAGACACGAATCATCTGATCGAATGAATATTCTTTATAAAGGTAGACGAATTTATCAGAATCTATCTTATGAAGAGGTAACTGAGGTACTTGACGAAATGGCATCTCAGTATTATGATAACGGAGTATTTGACCCACTTGAAATTGAATTGGAGGTAATTGAAAATGGCACGTCGTCCTAATTTTACTGGCGGTGATAAAATTGAGTCCAAACCCAAACTAACTCGGCAGGGTTCTGGGAGTCACACAAAATATGCTGCCACATCTCGTAACAAAGCACGTAAACCATATCGTGGTCAGGGTAAATAGTATTAGATACCCAAATTCAATAAAACTATGAGTGTTTAGGTATCGTTTAAGTCGATATCTGAGCACTCTTTTTTTTATCTCAGAATATCTTAGAGTCTTATAGAGAACCTTATAGAGAACCTTATAGAGAACCTTATAGAGAACCTTATAGAGAACCTTATAGAGAATCGCTTTGACCCTCGTCCAGAATCCCTCGCCATAGAGTTATCTTTTATAGGGATAGGAACCCCTTAAAAAGTTCTGTTCAACCTTAATTACAGGAGAAAACAGATGGCAATTTATCCACATCCAGATCGTGATTCAAATTACATGAGAGAAATGTGGGGCACAACACGTTTAATAACAGATTATGATTCAAACCCTACAGAAAAATCTCGTATGCTTCGTGAGATTAATGAAGATGATATGACACCCAAAAAGCATGATTTTAAAGTTCAAAAAGAAATTCATGAAAAGATTCGAAATGATGAGGACTATGATGATTGGGAATATGGTACAGAACCTATTTTTGGATAATAAATAAAATAGTATAATAGGAACATAAATGGCAGGGGAGCGAGTTATTCAGGCGTATAAGGATATTAGTCTGTCTATGCAGGCTAATCCCCTAACTTTTGACATAATTACAACTAGAAATGAGACTGCAATTGCTCGCTCTATTAGAAATTTAATATATACTTTTCCTGGGGAGAGATTTTTTAACCCATCTCTAGGTTCTAATGTTACTAGGTCTTTATTTGAAAATATTGATGAAGTTAGCGCATCAATATTAAGAGAAGAAATTGAAAACACAATTACAAACTATGAAAAAAGAGTAGAATTGATTGCTGTTAATATTAATCCAAATTTTGAAAATAATGAATTTGAAGTTACAATTAGATATAAAATTGTTGGTGTAGATGTTCCTGCACAACAATTATCATTTGCTCTACAATCAGTCCGATAATGGCACTTACAGATTTTACAAGTTTAGACTTTGACCAAATCAAAACTTCTATTAAAGCTTATCTGAGGTCTAACTCGGATTTTACTGATTTTGATTTTGAAGGGTCTAATCTTTCAGTACTTATAGACACTCTAGCATATAACACATACATTGCATCTTATAATGCAAATATGGTGAGTAATGAAGTGTTTCTTGATAGTGCTACATTGAGAGAGAATGTAGTTGCACTCGCAAGAAACATTGGATACGTACCAAGGTCAAGAACATCAGCAAGAGCAACAATTAGTTTCTTTGTTGATACTACTGGAGACACTCCATTAACAGTAACTCTAAAAAAGGGTGTAGTTGCAACAACAGGACTATTTGGAGATAGAAGTTCTGTATTTTCAATTGCAAGTGATGTTACAGTACCAGTATCAAATGGCATTGCAACCTTTGATAATTTAGACATCTATGAAGGTGATTATTTAACGACCAATTTTACGGTATCCTCTTTGATTAAAAATCAAAGATTTATTCTGGAGGATCCAAATATTGATACTAGTACAATTAGAGTTGTAGTAAGAGATAGTATTACAAGTTCTGCAGCATCTAAATTTGTAAAAGAAACAAATATTCTTAATGTAGATTCTTCTTCAAGAGTATTTTATATTCAAGAAGTAGAAGACCAAAGATATGAACTTATATTTGGTGATGGATATTTTGGCAAAAAATTAGAAGAGGGTAATTATATTCAAGTTTCTTATATCATAGGTAATGGAAAAGAAGGTAACGGATTTTCATCCTTTAAATTTTCAGGAAGATTAGTAAATGATAAAGGTTCTTCCGTAACTTCAGGAATATCACTAATTACAACAAACAATCCTTCTCAGGGTGGAGAAGAAGTTGAATCAATAAGTTCAATCAAAAACTTTGCACCTAGATTCTATGCATCTCAGAACAGAGCAGTTACTGCATCTGATTATGAGACGATCATACCAAGAATTTATTCTGAAGCACAAACGGTATCCACTTTTGGTGGAGAATCTCTAGATCCACCACAATATGGAAAAGTTTATATTGGAATTAAACCATTTTATGGTAACTTTGTTCCTGATAGTATTAAGCAAAACATAAAATTAGATTTAAGAAATTATAGTGTTGCTGGAATTATTCCAGAAATAGTTGATATTAAATATCTCTTCATTCAAGCAACACTAAATGTTTATTATAATGGAAATAAAGTACAAGACCCAGAAACTTTGTCAGATTTAGTAATTAATAATATTGAAAAGTATTCTGAGTCTACGGAATTTAATAAGTATGGTTCGAGATTTAAATATAGTAAATTCCAATCGATAATAGATAATTCTCATCCAGCAATTACTTCTAACATTACAACATTGACAATGAGAAGAGATTCTAGAATTGCATTGGACCAAACAGCAGATTATGAAATTTGTTTTGGAAATCGAATTCATGTAAAAAATCAAGAAGGTTATAATATAAAGTCATCAGGATTCTATACCGATTTATTCTCAAATCCAGTCTTCCTAACGGACGTTCCAGATTCTGATGGATTGACTGGAACGATTATTCTATTTTCTTTAGTATCTGAAACTGAACCAAATGTCATCTCCTCTGATGTGGGAACTATAGATTATATTAAAGGGGAAATAAATTTAAATCCAATTACAATTACTGGGTCATTAAAACAA